CGTGAAGGTATTTTTACAGATTTAGTAAACAGTTGGCACCTTTTTGAAGGTACTGTTTACCAATGGTTTCATGCACTACCGTCAGGCGTGTTTTTAACTTTTCTTTTGGGGTGTTTATTAGATCTTTTCTATCTAAATTATGCTTGGATTGAAACACAAGCGGATGTTTATAAAGAGAGATTTTTTGATTTTACCTGGGTAATAGTAGGTGGAGATGACCATGTTATAGGAGTACATAACCAGTTTACTGATGTTTTTAACTTCCTAACAATTAAAAGTGTAATGCCAAGTATTGGACAAGGTTATACTAGTGATGCTAAAGATGGAGTTGATTATGAGTTTAAGCACTTGAATGAAGTGACTTTCTTTAAGCGGTATTTTATCTATTCTAAAGATGATAGGAGATACATCGCGCCTCTGGTATTAGACACCATTTTAGAGCTACCACAGTGGACTAAAAGCAATATGAATCGTGAGAAAATTATGCGTGATAATATGCTTCAATCTATTTTAGAGCTTTCACTGTGGCCTGTATCTGTTTGGGACGAGTATTTCCCAAAACTTGTTAAAGCTTCAATAAAGCATCTTGATTATGATTTGTCATACTATAGTATGAAGGACGCACGGAGACAGTGCTTATCGCTTGAGGCGATTTGGTGACTATCTTTGGTAAGACGGATCGGTTCCAATACACGTTATATTGGATCGTCCCGTGTCGGTCAAACACGGACTCTCTTTCTGGTTACCGTATTTATAATAGTAAAATCTGTGTTTAAATATTATAAGTATAGGCTTTTAGAGAGTGATATTGTCTTTTGTTATTTAGCAGTACGGAGCAGGGGTGGACATAAACTAACCCAGCCAGCACAGTACGATGGAGTGGTTTTATCCAATCACCCATTTAAAATATGGATTACTGAGAATAATAATAATGAGAGTGAGGTAGGCACTAAAACCTACGATAATATAACCTTTCACTATGATACACAAGATCAAGAGGTTAAGACAGAGATATTTGATTCCATACCAACATCACATTTAAAACCGATATTGGAACAACCAAGTCATTCTATTTTGGATTTTTTGGCTAGACCTGTTCAGATTGGTAATGGTTTAATCACTACTAGTTTAGCTAGTAATACAGTTGTTAATACCATACTTTTACCACAGGATTGGATTCAGAAACCTGTTGTAAAGCAGAAAGTACAAGGGTTTAGGTTTTTTTAAAGGCACAGCAGTTATTACCATAGTGCTTAATGGTACTAGGTTTCAACAAGGACGTTTATTGTTTACGTTTTTCCCCCAGGCTGATGCGGGTGCAAACCGTTGGGGGGAGAGTCATAGAAGTTTGATGGCTGCTACGCAGTTGCCTAGGGCTGAGATGGATATAAATACTGATGATCATTTGACGATGGAGATACCATGGGTAAATACCGAACTTGCTTTCGATTTGTTAAACCAACAGTCTGGTTGGTCGTTGAATACCTCTTTGGGGAGATTAGCTACAGTTATTTATTCACCGTTAGTTGTTCCGTCCGGTGATGCTACTTGTGAGTATACGATCTATGTTTCCTTTAAGGATGTTGAGTTATCTATTCCTGTTCAACCTGTTTTCTTTATTCAGGGACTCAGGGAGGTTAAGAGATCAACAAAGAAGGATCCTAGTTCATTAGAGTCGGAAAGTGAGAGACCTCTGTCTACATCTTTAGCTTTGGTTTCAAAGCTGG